GCGATCCTTACAGCTACAGTGTAGCATTGGGGGAGCTGGAAGTCAAGGAGGCGTACATGCTCGTTGAATATAGCTGCGCAGATGAACGTATCTGCGACTGTATCTGCCCAAACAAAGACTGCATCCACCACCCAAAAAACATACATAAGGAGAGAAAAAACCATGTCAAACTTCGTCATCGAGATCAAAGCGCCGGAACTGTCAAACGCCCTGCAGGCCCTCGCGGCCGCGCTCGCCGGCAAGCAGACGGGCAAACCTTCCTGCCCGGCGCCTGAAACCCGGGCGGCAGCGCTTGCGCCGAAGCCTGCGCCCTCCCCTGCGGCGGTCCCCCCGCAGCCTGCTGTACCACCCTCACAGTTTACGCCGCCCCAGCCAGCGGCCCCCGTTGCCGTGCCAGTTGCGCCTCCTGCAGCCCCAACGCCCACAGCGCCTGCCGTGCCGCCTCAGCCCGTTGTGCCGACCAGCGCCCCGCAATATACGTATGACATGCTCTTCAACGC